TGCCACAAGTCACACCTCTCGTGTGTCTTGCTTGGTGGGTGTGTGCTATGATGGGTCACAAGCCAACGAGGAAGGAGCTACCGATGAGCCGGCTGCCAGTGTTCGAGGACGCCGTGTGGGACTACACTCGTCATCGTGGAAGGCTGCAGTACTTCACTAACCTCATTTGGGCTGGTTGTGAATACCGCATTGTTTTGACGGTGGGCGTTAAGCGGTTCCGTGTCGATTTGTACTCGGGCACTGTGCGCCATATGACGGCGACCTATTTGTTCGATATTCGTGTCGCCGATCTCCAACGCTTCGCGTTTGATAGTGTGGTATACTATCTTTCGCAAGCAACGCCCCTTGTGGACGCTATTCAAGATCCGCTGCCTTATTGGCAGCACTGAACAGAAAGGCGACTCTAATGAGTGCTGAGATGACCGTTACCGGCAACCTGACCCGCGACCCGGAGACCTCTAAGACCAAGTCGGGCGAATTGATTGTTCGTCTTGGTATTGCCGCTACTCGTCGTCAGTTCGATAAGAAGAGTGAGGAGTGGGTTGACGATGGTGAGCCTCTTTACCTGAACGCTTCTTTCTTCGGCGATTCTTATGAGTACATCACGGGTCTTGTCGGGAAGGGCGACCAGATCACACTTTCGGGGACGCTTGTTCTTCGTGAGTGGAAGTCGAAGAATGGTTCGGGTCAGTCTCTTGAGATTCGTTTCCCGAAGTTCCTTGGTTACATGAAGAAGGGGGATCGTTCGGCTTTGGCTAACCCGCGGCGAGCTTATCGTCGTTGATTCTGTCCGCATGGAGGGCGTCGCACTTTCATTGTGTGGCGCCCTCCTCGTTGTTTTGTGGTATACTGGTGCCGTGATTAGAAAGGAGTCCGTCAATGGCTAGACTTGAGAAGCCGTCCGATCTTGAGGGTTGGCGGGATTACGCTCGTCGTCTAGAGGCTCGTGCTTCGAGGAAGATCAGCAAGATCAGACAGGGGACGTACGCCCCGTCCGTCCTTCGCCCTCTGAAGGATGCTACGCATGGCGCAGGAGGCGTTGACATCGCTCATACGGCCCTAGATCCCCGCAAGGGTACTCCCCTAGTGGGTCTCATGACTAAGGCCCAGGTAGAGGCTCACGCGCATCGTCTGGAGGAGTTCATGGCTCCTAACGTCTCCTACTATCCTTCCCGCTACGGTGAGCCGATTTCCGCTAAGAGTATGCTTCGCTATGTTTACGCTCAGAAGAGGAGTAATGAGCATTCGAGGGAGTTCTATCAGCGAGTTGGGGGTACTGAGATTCCTTGGAGAGGGTTGAAGCCTTTCTCTGAGGTTTACGATATCAAGAATCCTTATGCCCATAAAGGGGATATTGCTCACTTGTATGCTGAGCGCGAGCCGTATAAGGTGCAGACTTTCACGAATGAGCGAGCCGTTAAGATTCTCACTGAGAGGGAGCGCGAGTTTACCACCACGAGGGCTGATAAGAAGATGGTAGCAGGTATACGGAACAATATTCGTAAGCTTACAGAGGGATCGGGTAATCCCGAGTTGAAGGGGTTGGCGGATCTTCCCGACGATCTGCTTCGGGTGCTGTGGACCGTTGATGATGAGTTCATCGCGGGACTGACATTCCGTTACGAGGGGAATAAGGAGCTCGATTCTGATCGCAACTCCTCCCATGATGCGTTCACAGCTCAGACTACGGACCCGCTCAATGGAAAGGATGCTGTCGGCTATGCCAAGAAGATGCAAGTCCGCCCTCTCCGATGAGAGGCAGATTCTTTGTGCCGATTTCGAGACTACGGCCGATATTCCGGATGATGGCTCTCTTCCCGAGTCCACTAGGGTATGGCTCTGGTCTGTGCGGAATGTTGATGATTGGAACGTCAATGTGATCGGGTATACGATCGACGAGTTCATGCGTTCCATTCTCGTGGGTGAGAGGACGGTGTTCTTTCATAATCTGAAGTTCGACGGCGGTTACATTATTGATTGGCTTCTTCACAACGGCTTCCGCTGTAATGATCCGAATGTTGTGAAGGGGCCCCCTCCCCCATTGTCGTTCACCCCTATTATTTCTTCTGAGTCCCAGTTCTACAGGATCTGGGTTGCGACGGAGGATGCTGATGTTATTTTCATGGATTCGTTGAAGAAGATTCCTCTTTCCGTTCAGAGCATGGCCGGTGCTTATGGTCTCGAGATGAGCAAGGGGGTGATCGATTACGTAACCTATCGCGAGCCGGGGTATCGTCCGACGTTCGAGGAGCGCCAGTATGTTCGTAATGACACGGGGATTGTTGCTGAGGCTCTTCGTCAGCAGATCGCTGAGGGTCTTACTAGTATGACGGCTTCTTCGGATGCTTTGAAGGGTTTCAAGGATGTTGTGGGGCGGAAGACCTTCAAGAAATGGTTCCCCACACTTTCCGTGGAGGATGATATGAAGGTTCGTGCTGCCTACCGTGGCGGTTTCACTTATGCCGATAGCCGCACTGCGGGTGTTGTGCAGGGTGAGGGTGTGGTGCTCGATGTTAATTCTCTGTACCCGTATATCATGTATTCAAGGCCCCTCCCCTTTGGGCAGCCTATTTCGGTTGATATTCCTCCCGAGGAGATCTCCGACGATTATCTTTGGGTTGCTACCTTTTGTTTCACCGCGAAACTTAAGGAGCGGGGCATCCCCTGCATCCAATTGCGGGGTTCGCATAGGGCTAACCCGACGGAGTATCAGCGCGTGGTGGATGAGCCGACTGAGATGCGTATGACGAACGTTGACTGGAAGCTCATCAATGACATGTACGATGTGGACCTGTACGGCTACAGTGACGTCACTCTTTTCCACTGCCGCGTGGGAGCCTTTAAGGATTACATCGACAAGTGGATGGCCGTTAAGGAATCCTCCTCGGGCGGAAAGCGGCAGATCGCCAAGTTGATGCTCAATTCTCTGTACGGCAAGTTCGCGGCTCGGATTGAGAGGCGTAATAAGCTGCCCGTACTCCACAATGGCGCCGTTAAGTATGTGGCGTCTGAGAATGAGGAGGTCACGAAGCCCGTGTACACGCCTGTCGGGGTTTTCGTGACGGCTTGGGCTCGGGACTATACGATCCGTTCTGCAGCGGCTAACTTCGACCGTTTCCTCTACGCCGATACGGATTCACTTCATTTGAAGGGTACGGAGCCCCCGGAGGGGTTGAATATCCATCCTACACACTTGGGCGCCTGGAAGATCGAGGGCACTTTCGATAGGGCTATTTTCGTGAGGGCGAAGCAGTACTGCGAGGTGAGAGATGGTGAGCCTGACACTCACATCGCGGGTCTGCCGAGGAAGAATCCTCAAACGGGGAAGGCTTATGAGATCTGGCCCGAGGACTTGTTGAACCCTCAGACGTATGGTGGTAAACTTGTGCCCAAGATGATCCCCGGGGGAACATTTCTTACGGAGACTCATTTCACGTTCACACCAGTAAAGGAGCCATGATGCGCAAGTCCAAGACGGTCTCTCTGACCCTCCCCATCTGGGTGGTCGATTTCTTCGACGACTATCAGTGGGAGGTTCATGTGCCCAAGCCGGAGCTTATGAGGAGGGTGGTCACGGAGTTCGTGAAGATGAAGATTGCGGAGTCGGAGGAGGCGTCCCACCCCTCTCCAGGCCCGTTCGAGAGCTCAGACACCGAGGAGAGCTGATCGGTGACGTCGTGGGCGTCTACCGCCGGATGAGACCGGGCCCGCGACAGTGAGTTGGTTGCTCCGCCGAGGCTTCTCGGCAGTCTGTGATAGTATGGGCTATGAGTGGAACTACCGCTCATAGCCCATACGTTTGCATGGAGGTATCATGGATTTTGAAGGTCTCCTTCAGTCTCTGATCAATCCTGGCGAGGAGGGGCCGTCGGAGACGATCTATGACGATCTCCGTGCTGCCTACAACACTGTCAAGGATAAGGCTGACAGTGCTGGTGCCAAGATCTCGGAGCTGACTGACTCCAATTCCGCTCTTTCCAAGACCGTCGACGGTCTGAAGAGCAAGAACTATGACTTGCTCGAGGCCATCGGCGCGGGCGGGGACAACGCTGGCGACTCCGAGTCGCACGGTGACGACACGAGCGATGCTGACGACGGGGACGACGGCAGCATCGCCTCCTTCTTCTCCAAGCCTAAGGAGGCCTGACCATGACGCTCCCCAGCGGTCGCATTCGCGACTTCGATAACATTGAGATCCTGAACCGAATCCGCAACGACGCGACTTCCGACTATCAGCGGCGCATCCCTGCGGCTACCAAGGGCTCCGTCGCCGACGTCGTCCAGCAGCTGACGTCGTACACTCCCCATTTCAACGAGTTCACCGACGCGTTGATCAACCGTGTCGGTACGTACATCACCCGGGACATCACATGGAACAACCCTCTGCGTGAGTTCAAGCGGGGCATGCTGAACTTCGGTGACACGATCGAGGAGGTGCAGACGGGTCTGGTTTCCTCCTACACCTACAACTCCGAGCGCGACTACATGGAGAAGGATATTTTCGGGGCTCACAAGCCTAATGTCGCCTCCCAGTTCCACACTGTGAACCGCCAGGAGTACTACAAGATCACGGTGAACCGCGACCAGCTTCGTCGTGCGTTCCTGGACGAGTCGGGTCTGCAGAACTACCTGTCGCAGATTCTGGCGTCTCCGACGACCTCCGATCAGTGGGATGAGTTCCTTCTGACCTGCTCACTGTTCGCCGAGTACGAGAAGAACGGCGGCTTCTACCATGTCAAGGTTCCCGACCTTCGGAGCCTGACCGCCACCGAGTCGGACGCGAAGCAGCTGATCAAGCGGGTCCGTGCGATGACGGACAACTTGACGTTCCTGTCCCGGCAGTACAACGCCGCTCGTATGGAGACGTTCGCCAAGCGGGAGGATCTGATCCTCATCGTCACCCCCGAGGTGAAGGCGAACATCGACGTCGAGGCTCTGGCTGCCGCGTTTAACCTCTCCCCCGTCGACATGTACGCCCGGGTCATCCCCGTTCCCGCCGAGCAGATGGGGATCGATAACGCTCAGGCGATTCTGACGACGAAGGATTTCTTCGTCATCGCCGATAACCTCCTTGAGAACACCAGTCAGCCGAACCCGGTCAGCCTAGGCACGAACTACTTCCTCCACCACTGGGAGGTTATCAGCACGTCGCTGTTCGTCCCGGCGGTCATGTTCTGGACCGGTAACGACGACCAGAACATTCGCGTCCGTCCTGGTGCTAACCTGGCTCTGGGCGGTTACACAGCTACTCAGGGAGGTAAGCCTGTGGGTGCTGCTAACAAGGCGATCCCGGGCGGCAACGTCGAGGTGTCGTTCGCCGTGACCGGTGACAACACGGACGGTTTGGAGCTTGGTATCGACTACGCCGTGTCGGGTGCGAACTCCCAGCGGACGAAGATCGATAACGAGGGCATCCTGCACCTGGGTCAGGACGAGGACGCTGACGCGGTCACCATCACCGCTACGCTGGTCTACCGAGACAGTGCGGACGTGAAGAAGACGATCGCTTCGAAGACAGCTTCGATCGCTGTCGACAAGGCGAAGGCCGTGAAGGTCTGGCCGAAGAAGTGAGGTCGACTCCTGCGTGTGGTACACTAGTGCCGTGGGCAGGGTAGCCCGTCGGTGAGGTCCTTCCTCCTTTCTGCCTCACCGGCTATGGACCGGTCCGGGTTGAGTTTGAGCTCCCCGGGCCGGTCCTTTAACCTATGTGCTATACTCTATATATGCCTACAGCTTATGACCCGCCGGAGGATATCGGCTCGTTCGGGATGGGCTTCGACTACTCCGTCTGGTCCCCCAATACTGAGGTGTACCTGACGAACGTCGTGTGGGATCAGGAGTATCGCGATGTCGTCTGGTATGACAACTACGACGAGGCGTTCAACGCGATCGTCAACGAGTACTCCTCGCGCATCGAGGTGAAGTCCCTGACCTACTGCGCTCAGGGCGCCCCGATCCGGATTCCGATCCCTTTTTCGAAGGCCAACCAGTACAACTACCTGGTAGCCCGTAACAACCGTGACGCTTATAATTCGCGGAATACATTCTTCTACTTCATCACCAGCGTCGACTACATCGCGCCGGCCACCACCCAGATCACCGTGCAGTTGGACGTGTGGCAGACGTACATGCACCAGTTCAACGTGCGCCGCTCCTACTGCGAACGGTCCCACATGGCGATCGCCGCCGAGAACGGTTGGGACTACTACGGCCAGAAGTACATGACAGTTCCCGAGGGCCTGGACCTGGGTTCTGAGTATCAAATCGTCGACGTGAACAGGAAGGTCATCGCCTCCACCCCGAGCGCCGGCAAGATCGACACCGCCAATTTCGACATCATCATCGCCTCGACAGTGGACCTCACCCAGCCGTATGGGGATGAGAAGAATCCGACGTTCACCGCGTCGAAGGGTAGCTTCGCCGAGGGTGTGCCGAACGGGACGTCCATCTACGCGATGAAGGCGGATTGGTTCCGCGTATTCACGAACGCCATGTCCCTGGTGCCGTGGGTGTCCCAGGGCATCGTGTCGATCACGGCGATCCCCAAGGGCGTCATCAATTTCGATGAGATCAAGGACCTGAAGGTCAAGCTGCCTGGCACGTCGGGGGTTGACCCGAAGGGTGGTGACACTCGCATCTCCCGTCAGGGAGCCGAGGTGTACGACTTGGAGAAGGGTATTGGCGAGAAGGGTCTCGTCAACAATAAATCGATCACGCTCACCGACAAGTTGCGCAAGGACGATATTCTCCCGGCCCGGTACCGTCATCTGTGGAAATTCTGGACGAGCCCATACCTCCTGGTTGAGGTGACCACGTTCTCCGGCACCCCTCTCTTGCTGAAGCCGGAGATGATTCAGTCGGCGGGCCTGGCTGTGACCCAGTGGTCGCACGTGGTGCCCCCGAACCCGCGCATCATGTTCACGGTGAATTCGCTCGGTCAGCGCACCCGCGGGCACATGGACCAGTACGACGGCTGGTCGGAGCATTTCGACGTGATGACCGGGTTCACGAACCTGCCGACGTTCAGCCTGACGAACAACAGCTATCTGATGTTCCAGGCGCAGAATGCGCATTCGATCGCCTACCAGCATCAGAGTGCCGAGTGGTCGCAGCAGAGAGCCCTGCACGGCGCCCAGACTCAGTTCAACCAGGCCAATGCGGCTATCGCCCAGGCGGGCCAACAGACGGCGTTGAACAACTCCTGGAACCAGGACATCGCCGGCTACAACGCCCGCATGGGCCTGCAGAAGACCGGTATCGGCGTAGGCGGCCAGGTGATCGGGTCGACCCTCATGGGCCTGGCCAACGGGGGTCCCCTGGGCGCCCTGGCCGGCCTGGGCGGGTCGGCTTTGTCGGGCGCCTCCACGATGGCCCAGGCGGGTATGACGTATTCCCAGCAGGTGAACACGGCTCGCATGTCCGCCGAGCAGGCGTCAGCGATGACGAACCTGAACCAGGGGTACATGCGCTACAACGCGGACACCAACCTGGCCTACGCCAAGTATGCGGCGAACGGCGACTACGCGAACGCCATCGCCGGCATCAACGCCCGCGTCCAGGACGCCCAGACGATCGCCCCGACGACGTCGGGTCAGGTCGGCGGCGATGCTTTCATGCTGGCGGCGGAGTCGTGGAGCATCGTCGAGCGGCTCAAGTTCATCCCTGAGGATGCTGTGAGGCGCATCGGCGAGTTCTGGCTCCGGTACGGGTACGCGATGAACTCGCCCGTGGTGCCCCCTGGCGATTTCAGGTGCATGGAGCATTTCACGTATTGGAAGATGGCGGAGATGAACATCTCCAGGTCCACGATGCCTGAGACTTTCCGTCAGACTATCAGGGGTATTTTCGAGAAGGGCGTCACCGTGTGGCACAAGGACCAGACGATGATCGGTCGCATCGATTGGGCTAACAACAAGCCGCTTAAGGGGATCATATGGTGAAGCGAAACGGTGAGCGGGACTGGGTTCGCAAGGAGATTTACGAACCTTTCGTCAACGGGGGGCATTTCAAGAATAACCCGTCGATCAACCGTGAGGCTCTCCTTGTCCGCATGTACAAGCGGATCATGTCGGAGATGTGTGTGAACCGATTCTCCTGGTCGGGGCTGCCGGACACGGTGGACCGCCGCTACTTGGAGGCCACTCTCATGTACGACGGTCTGGCTGTGTTCTACTTCGATGAGGAGTTCGACAGGTTCATGGCGCTTCGTGCCACGGGGCTCGGGCAGGTGAACATGTACGATAACCCGACGAATTTCACGGTGTACGGCAACCAGGTGTTCTCCAAGACCCTGGACGCTCGGCACTGCGTGCCGATCTGGTCCAACTATCTTCGGGAGCCGGATTGGGACATCATCGACATCTACTCTCAGAGGCTTGCGGCGTTCGACCGCACTCTCGAGGTGAACATGTTGAGTGCCCGCCACCCATTCGTGTTCTCGGTGGATAACAACGAGTACCAGTCGTTCGTGAATGCGTTCCGCAAGGTCGCCGAGGGGCAGCCGGTAATCTTCGGCACTGAGGCGCTCTCTCCCGCCGCTCTGGCGGAGAAGGTGACCATGTTCGACGTCGGGTTCAAGCCTCATCAGATTCAGGACGTGATGGAGGCCAAGGTCAAGACCTGGAACGAGGCGCTCACTCTTCTGGGGATTATGAACGTGAACTCCGAGAAGCGGGAGCGTATGGTCGCCGAGGAGGCCAGCGGTTCTTCCGGACAGGTTCTGGCGATGCGCGCCGTCGCCATGAACGCTCGCAAGTACGCGTGCGAGCATATCAACAAGATGTACGACTTGCAGGTGGATGTGAGGTGGAACCTTGACGAATCTCAGCCCGCGGATGCTCAGAACGCTATGCTTGCCGCAGCCGCTCTCGGGGGTATTGGAGATGCTCTCGACAAGGGCAACCCCGACTTGGGGACGACCGATCAGCAGGAGTTGAACCCGAACAATGGCTGATTACACGCTCGAGCTGCGCAAGGTGGTGGAGATCGTCGGCCCGCTCAACGTCGGGCTGAACGAGTATCCGATCTTCGACGAGTCTTACAGGGATTCTTTGAACCAGAAGATCCTGGACCACTACTGGTACAACGAGATCGCGCATGAGTCGATCGACATGTTCATCCACCAGTTGAAGGTGAAGATGAATGAGATCATGCCGTTCTACAATCAACTGTACGAGTCGGAGCTGGTCGACTTCGACCCGATGGTGACCCACGACGTGCATTCGACGGGGGATTCCACGCAGGACACCACCCAGGACACGCACACGAAGCAGAACGCGGAGCAGACACTGTCCAGCGACTCGCGGGTCAGTTCGTCGGAGGAGTCGAAGGCCCGCACCGTTCAGTCGCAGATGCCGCAGACGCGTCTGTCCGGTCATGACGACTACGCGACAGCCGCCAACGACACGTCGTCCAAGGGGTCCGGTCAGAACCATTCCAATTCGACGACCCTGGATCAGCAGAAGCGGTCCTCCGACACCGCGACGACGATGGGGACTAAGGCTGGGAATGTCACACGGTCGTGGGGGTATAATACTCCTAAGGCCGACCTCCTCCAGAAATGGCGCGAAACCTTCCTCAACATTGACATGTCAGTTATCTCGGAGTTGGGAGGCCTATTCATGCAAATCCGATCTTCAGGAGACGAGTACGTGAACGGATGGGGCTATGGACTATATTGATAACAAGTACCAGCTGACCCCCGGAGACTACAGGGTTACGAACGTCACGCCGTTCACCTACCGTGACGGGTACACCTACCTCCAGCTCATGGAGGAGATGCGCTCGTGGGTGAGTGAGGGTCTGGTCAATCAGTTCTCCGCGAAGATGCAGGGTCTGGCCTCCGACTACAACACCGCCGTCTCCAGACTCCTGGTCGACGTGCGCAAGGAGATGGAGGGCTACCACGCCCTACCCTCCCAGGTTCGTGAGATGCTGTCGGCCGCCATCGCCAAGTACGATGACGAGTTCAACACGTTCGAGAATGACCTGAACGCGCTCGTCAAGAAGCACTTCGAGTCGGACGTTGTGAACGTCTTCAACTGGCTTGAAGGCGAGAGCTCCACCCTCCAGGAGCTCATCAACGACATGCACAACCGGTACACGGTCGGCGGGCTTCTGGCTGAGGACTTCAGCCAGATGGGTCTGACGGCCCAGGAGCTGGAGGACATGCCGCTCACCATCTCCGAACTGGAGACGATCGGCAAGTTCGTCCTCCCGCACCTGTCCCCTCACTACGGGTTCTCCCCCGTGACGGGGCAGTACAAGCGTGTCATCGACATCGTCTACGACGTCTACGAGGCTCAGTTCAAGGGCGGTGACCAGATCACCTCCAAGGACCTGAACTACATCGATAATCTGAACATTCCGGACCTCCAGCGCATGGTGGTCTCCTGACAGAGAGGTAGGCTCAATATGCCCGCAACGAACAAGACAGAGAACTTCAACCTGCCGCTCTACGTGGCGTCCGATCACTTCAGTGTGCTGGGTGATTTCAACTCCGCCATGAAAGAGATCGACAAGGGTCTCGGCGGTGCAACCGTCACCGCCAAGACGGCGTCCCGTGACGCGACCAGTGCTCTGACGACGGCGAACGCAGCGTCCGACGATGCTCACAGCGCCCGTGAGGCCGCTCAGTCGACCCTGTCGGTGTCCTCCCAGGCGAAGGCCGACGCGACCCGTGCGTTCGACATGGCGACTAAGGCCACCACCGCCTCCGAGACGGCCAACACGAGCGCGATCGAGGCGAACAAGGTCGCCTCGTCGGCGGCCGCCAGGGCCAAGGAGGCGCGCGACCGGGCCGACGCCGCACTGGACACCGCGAACGCCGCCAACACGGCCTCCATCGACGCCAAGACCACCGCTAACGCGATCTCCGGCCAGGCCGTCCAGGCCACCCAGGCCGCCAACAGGGTCGGCGCCCTGCACAAGCGGTTCAAGGAGGTCACCGCCGGGTCCGGCGACCGCACGCTGTCAACCCCCGAGGAGCGGCCCGTAACGGTCATGGAGTTCGACCTCGACTTCGACGCCGACGACGTGTGGATCATCGTGGCGATCATGCGCCACACGGTCCACAACGTTCAGGACACTCACTTCGACATTCGTGTCACCGGCCCCAAGGGACAGCGCCGTTGGAGCTCCTTCGTCGCCGGCTACGGTCCCTGGCCTGAGGCGATGGTCTACTCGCAGGGGACCGGAATCTTCGAGGCCTTCGAGGGCCCCGGCCGGTACCACATCGAGACCGTGTTCCTGACCGACAAGAATCACTCGACACGGTTCGACCTGTCGAACTGCATGATGCGCGCCCACTGATCTGAGCGGTATCACTGGCGGGGCGTCGGGTGATCCCGGCGCCCCGCAACTTATAGGAGGACCCTATGGCATGGGATGACAAGCATAAAGCCTGCATCATCGCAACCCTAGCCACCGTCGAGGCTGGGTTCAACTACGGCATCATCACCGCGCCCGACACACTGTCGCTCGGCATCGGACAGTGGACCCAGGGGCGCGCCTACGACCTGCTGCAGCAGTTCCCCGACAAGAACGTGTTCGGCCCAACGATCCGCTCATGGCTAGCAGCGGGCAAGGGTACGTGGACGATGGCCCGCAAGTACCAGTCCCTGGGCGGTAATGATAGGCAGAAGCTATCAGCGGCGCTGGCCTCGGAGGAGGGCAAGAAGATACAGAACAACCAGATGCGCAAAGACCTGGAAGACGAGTACATCCCCAGACTCAAAGCCATCGGACTCGACTCGGAGAAGTACACCGAGGCCGGCATGCTACTCATCGTCGTCATGCACCGCTGGGGCAACTACGCGCGCATCCTCAACAGGTTGGTGGCTAGCGCCGGACCGGCGCCAACCCTCGACTCCATGGCCAACGCCATCAAAGCCTCGGGGGAGTGGTACGCCGTCGGCCAGAGATACGTCATCGCCTACCGAATGATCAAGAATCTCGACACGAAAGGCATCACACTCTCCCCGGGGGACTCGGGCGGCGATAACTCCAAGGACGGGGAGGACAGAGCCAAGGAGGAGAAGAAGATCAAGCACGCCCGAACCGACGGCTCCGGCGTGCTGCGCATCTACATGTCGGACGGCTCCAACGCCGCCGCCTACCCCACCGTGGGTGGGTTCTGGAAGGCGAACGGCGCCGACCAGAAATCGGACGACGGCGACAAGAAAGGGGACGACGGCGGCGGAGGCGGCGGTGGAACCCCGGGCAAGATCGGGGAGATGACCGCTCTCGCCAAAGCCTCCATCGGCAAATACGTCTACCACCAGTGGTACGAGCCCCGGCTGCACCCCGACAGGTCCGGCGTCACCGATTGCTCAGGATTCGTATGGTGGCTGTACAATAAGGTTATGGGCATGGATATCGGCAAGGGCGGCACCACCGTGCTCATGTCCGAGGGTGGAAAGGTCATCGCCGAGGGAGGCGGCCGGTTCAACGCCACCAGCCAGATCAAGGAGGGCGACCTAATCGTCTGCCGCTGGTACTCCGGCGGCGGTCACGTCGAATACTGCTGCGAGACGGGGAAGGACACCATCATCGGACAGCGGGGCCCCGACGGTGTCCGCGGACCCGCATACGGGCACGCCACCTCCCTGTTCGGCGGATGCAGATGGAAGCTGAAGCGCTATGTCTAAGAAGTTCGACTACTACTCGTTCGACAAGATCCTCTCCCGCAACGCCGTGTTCAACATGGTCATGGGGGCACGCGGGGTCGGCAAGTCCTACGGCGCCAAGAAGTACGTGCTCAAACGGGCGATAGAACGTGGAGAGGAGTTCATCTACCTGAGGCGCTACAAGACGGAGCTTAAAACCCGCGGAAGCTTCGTCGCCGACGTGGCCCTCGAGTTCCCCGAGCAGGAATTCGAAATCCGCGGAGGTGTGCTCTGCTGGCGCAACAAGGGCGAGGACAAGGACGCCTGGCGGAAGGCTGGCTACTTCCTGGCGCTCAGCACTTCGGCGCAGCACAAGAGCACCCCGTACCCGAAGGTGACGACCATCATCTTCGACGAGTTCATCATCGAGACCGGCACCATCCACTACCTGAAGGGCGAGGTCAAAGCGCTCCTCGATTTCTACTCCACGGTGGACCGTTATCAGGACCGGACACGAGTCCTCATGCTATCCAATGCTATTTCGATCATGAACCCGTATTTCATCAAATGGCACATCACCCCGACGCCCGGCAAGGAGTTCATCACCTACGGGGACGGATTCGTAGCAGCCCAGTTCGTCGACTCTCAGAGGTTCGCATCACAGGTGTCCACCACGCGTTTCGGTAAGTTCGTGACGGATTTCGACGAAGAGTATGCCGACTACTCGATCGATAACACGTTCGCCGACAATACGAACCAGTTCGTGCAGCGCAAGTCGGGGAGAGCCGAGTACATGTTCACCGTCAAAACAGACTTGGGCGCCTTCTCCCTGTGGATGGATTGGGGGACCCTGTTCTGCCAGCAGAAGAGACCGAGGGTCGAGAAGGTGTATAATACCAATAAGATGACTCTCCGGGAGGGTGAGGTACTTATGAGTTACAGCGACAAGATCGCCGAGATGCTCCGCGGTTCCTACCGGAAAGGTCGAGTCTTCTTCGACACCCCTCAGTCGCGCAACGCTTTCGCCGAGATCTTCGTGAGGTGATCAATGGAACATGGTCCTGGATTCTTCATCGACCTGCAGGCTCTCATCACGGCGGCAACTTCATTCGTAACAATCGGCGGATTCGCTGCGTGGGTGAACAACAGGATGAAGAGACTCAATAATCTTCTTGACGACTGGAACGGGGTTCCCGCCAGACCGGGTGTCCCCAGAAGACCGGGAGTCATGGAGCGGCTCGAGAAGATCGAGTCGAAGATCGACAAACAACGTGAGGAGAATTGCTATGACCGCTCTCAAAGGGTTGGTTGACCCCAAGGTTCGTCAGTACCTGTACAGGGTCGCTATCGCCGGCTGCGGCGTTCTCGCCGTCAAGGGCGTCCTGACCAAGGACGTCATCGACGTCATCACCCCGTTCCTGGCGGCCCTGTTCGCCGTCGCAGACGCCAACGTGGAGACCCCTCAGGAGGGCTGAGATGAGCCTTCAGTCGGACGCCTCCCAGATCGCATGGGACATCACCCAGAACCCGTGCGTGGGCTACTCGCAGCCCGAGCGCCTGACGATCTGGAACCTCCCCTCCCCCACCTCTCAGGCGGTCAACGTCAACGTCGACTGCTCCGAGCTGGTGGTCTACTGCTTCAACAATGCCGGTCTGCCCGACCCGCTGCCCAAGTCCATGTGGACCGGCAACGAGGTCGCATGCATGACCGAACGGGGCTTCACCTCCGAGGAGTGGTATCCGGGCATGCCCGTCGAGGACGGGGACGTTCTGCGATCCGACGGGCACACAGCCATCGTGTGCAACGGATGGATCTGCGAGGCGTGGATCAGCGAGTTCGGCGACATCGACGGATACGCCGGAGACCAGACGGGCGGTGAGGTTAGGTGCGCATGCTCCTACCTCAATCATCCGCTCACAATAGGTGCTCAGTGGACGCACCGAATCAGATACGACGGTTCCTACTACGCAGAGGATGATCTCGATATGTCGGAGAACACCGATCTCCTGAGGGAGATCCGCGACAGGCTCGTCGAGGTGTCGGACCAGACCGGAGCCGGTATTGCCGGTCGCCGCTGGGACGGCCCCATCGTCAGCCAGCTCAAGGACGCGAACAGCACCCTGAGCTCCCTTGTTGACACGTTCAGCCCGGGCAAGGAGGGTGTCCGGAACCCCGGCTCCGCCTTCTACCTCCTGTTCCAGATCAGTGACGGTATTCAGAAGGTTGCGAAGAAGCTTGCCGGAGGTGAGGGCTAACCATGAGCGCGATCCTGACCGGCCGCCTCACCGACGCGGCCGGTCGGGACGCCGCCGGCACTCTGACGGTGGCGCCCGACCCACGAGTGGTGACGACCGCAGCCGGCGTCATCGTCAAACCCTTCACGGTTGACGTGGAGGGCCAGTTCACCGTCCCCGTTGAAATCGCTGGTCCGTACACGAACCCGCCGGAGCCGTGGACACATCACATCATCCTGAAGCGAGGGAGGGTGAAGGTCCTCGACCTGCACGCCCCGTTGCACGACGGCACGAACCTGCTGTCCCAGCTCGTAGCCCACGAGCCCGTGTCCCCGCTGCACACCACTCAGATCGAGATCGACGTCGCCAAGGCGCGCGACCAGATGATGAAGATCAGGGACGACATCGCCAAGGGCATGATCCGCGGACCTGTCGGCCCGCAGGGACCCAAAGGACCCGTCGGCGACCCGGGCCCTGAAGGCCCCAAGGGTGAACGTGGCAACCGGGGGCCTTCCGGGCCCCGCGGCGACGTGGGGCTTCGCGGCCCCGAGGGCAATCCGGGGCCTCCCGGTAAGGATGGGCAGCGGGGCCTGCCCGGCCCGAAGGGCGAACCCGGCCCCATCGGACCCAAGGGGGACAAGGGTGAACGGGGAGTATCGGGAAACACTGGGCCTGCAGGACCCATGGGCCCGCAAGGGGCGACGGGGGCTAAAGGCGATCCAGGTGCGAAAGGTCCCCAGGGCCCCATCGGTCCCACTGGTCCCGCAGGACCGGCCGGTCCCAAGGGCGATCCTGGCCCTGCCGGCCCCGCCGGGAGCGGAGTCGACCCGTTGGACGACTACTGGAAGATGTCGTCCAACTGGGTGGTCGGGTCGGCTCTGAAAGTCGTCGGGTCCTCGCTGGTCGCTTCTAAGTCCGAGGACAGGAACTACGACGTCAACATGGCTAAGGGGCCCAGGTTCACCGGACCCCAGGGGTGTTCGTACCGGATCACGGGGCTCGCCGTCGCGCAGGGACCCAGCCGCGCGCGGTTCTGCGTGTCGTACTACACGATCGCCGACAATAAGTGGAAGGAGAACGTGTACGCCGACACAATCGAGATTCCCGGCAACTCTCAACCGTTCCCGATCGACGTCCGCGTGTCGGTGCCGTACAAGCCCGGCACGAACCTGCAGTTCATTGTTAATATTCGTACTGTGGAGGGGTGCACCCTCTCCAACTGTGTGGCCTACGCGGACACACAGTTCGACGCAGTAGCGGCCAACATGAAACGCAGCGCCGACGCCGTCACCAACCTCACCGGACGCATGTCCACTGTCGAAGGGGCGGTGCGCACCAACACCAAAGCCTCCGCGGACGCCAAAGCCGCCGCCGAAGCGGTCCAGTCCATCGCTCAGGCCGCCCAACGAGACGCCGCAGCGCTCCAGCCCAGGATCACAGCCCTCGAAGAAGCCGACCGCAACATTCAAGGGATGATCCAACGCGACCGGGAAGCCATCGCCGAAGCACGCGTCATAGGTACCAACGCCAGAAGCGCCGCCGACCAGGCGGCTACCAAAGCTGCGGACGCTGCGAACAACCTCCTCGCACTGCAGAAGCAGATCGAGAACGTCAAGAAGGATCAAGCCTCGATCCAGACCAAAGCCGACTTGGCGGTGAGCACCGCCAAGAAGATCGAAAGAATCAAAGCCTACACCGACGTCAACAATTGGGCCCCCTCGAGCACATTCCTCGACGAGCAGAACTACACCGGATACGGATCCAAGAATCTCGACCACTCCATCACCGACGGATACACCCAGATCATCGACACGAGAGACGGAGCCGAATGGTGGTGGTCGTGGAACATCTGCGGATGGACGCCTCTGTGGCAATTCTCGTGGATGGTATGGCCAGGCGCGGACTCGTGGGTCCAACCATACTTCCAACTGCACAGCTCCACCGACGGAGCGTGGGGCGACAAGATATGGTTCCCCAGACAGGAATGCTCCTCCGGGAAATACCAGTTCCTCCTGTGGAGCAAGGACGTACCCCAGTACGACGACACCAAATGGGACGGAGTCTGCGTCGGCGCGCAGATGAAAGGCGGCATCCGTCACTGGACCCGCTTCCCTCGGGCCAGATGGTTCATGTCGTACGACGCCATCCGCTCAGGCGTGTGAAGCTGTAGGAGGCTCGTAGACGGCATAGAAGAGCTCCCCCAGTACATCGTACCGGGGGAGCTCTTCTAGTCGCTCAGGAGGGCTTACACGAGGCTGTAGGAGTAGATGGAGGCCAACACCTCCTCCACCTCGAGGGAGCGACGGAACGTCTCGTACCCGCCTGGGGTGTCCACCGTCCACAGGCACTCATCGAACTTCGACGAGCACAATTGAACGGTGATCACACTATCGCGGTAGACAACGCAATGATTCACAACGTCAATCGCCGGAGCCCCACCGAAACGGGCCTGAAGCTTCTGAGCCAGCTCCTTCATCATCTTGAACTCAGTCATCGTAATCTCCTTCATAAGGGTGCATGTACTGCGGAACCGTATTCGGAAGCATACCGTACTCGGACTCAACCCAACGATAAGCACCGTCCTGATTTGTCGTCTTATCCCCGTTGTGGGATTGGATATCCCAATCCTCAGGGCCATTCACTCGAACCCTGTTCCCATCGAAGAACACGGCACAGGTATCGAAATCAACCTGGAACCCATCCAACTCCTTCAACGGCTGAAACGACTCAATGAAAATATTCAACTCCTCCCACGGGTTGTAATCCATCAGGATCACTCCTCCCAATCGAGTACAAACTGGAAATATGAATCCAAATCGTCCTCCAAGTGAGAGGAGCCGTCAGGATCAATCACAAAGTAACCCTCCAATTGACCATTCCCCCTCACGAGGGTGATCTCACGATCGCCCATGAAGATGACGCAATTCTCCAAATCAACCTCGAAAGTCTCACACGGGTCGGCGTAAAACTCACAAATCCTAACAGTATCCTCGAAATCCGACTCAACACTCATGATCAATGCTCACCACCAGGAGCAGCCTTGTTGATGAAATCAACGAACGACTGGTCGTACTGCACACCCGTCTGCTTCTGCACATTCTCGAGCTGAGACACCATGTGATTGTAACGCTCCACCTCCATACGGTTCTCATAACGCATACCGCACCAGAACGCTGCCAGCATGCAAAGAACGATGAGCAGAAACTCAATGAACTTATCCATGATCAAATCTCCTTTCCAGTGAACATGGACGCTATGTCGTTGAATGCCATTATAGTCCCCAATTGACCACCGAGCTCGACATAGAACTTATCAGGCTCCGTCGGCTCCCTCCATATTATCGTGCCGCCAGCATGATCGCAAGTAAGAAACCTATCGTCGCAATGGCTGACAGAACTGTTCGCCAAAGCGACGGCGGCAACCATCGGCCAATCATCCCTGAGGGTGAATCGCGTCTTCATACGGGGTAATATCCTTCATCTTCAAATAAATGAAAATCGGCTGAACCTCATCATCAGCGACGATCCACAAATAATCCTTCACCAGTTGAATGCACTCGTGAAGGTCGCAGTTCAACCGACCCTTGTTCAACGGCATTGTCGAAGCGGCGGAGATGCTCGCGGTAATCTCATGGAACTGGATCAGCGTCTCACGATTCTGCACAATCGTCTCAGCCAACAGCACACGATGGGCTGCATAATCGGGCAACTCCTCCGTGAAAACAAAAGCCACACCCTGAGTAACTTTCGAACCCGCCATGATCAATGCCTTTCAGTAGTGTCGATCCAAACAGTAACCGGGAACGCCTCACGAGGAGAAACCTTGCAAGGCCTGTCTTCGTTAAGACTCAGTATACCCCCATTCGACTCGATATTGAGATGTCTATCGTGAACAGCCCAATTCTCAAACCATTGGCCGCAATGCTCGCACCTAATCAGAGCCTTGTTCATCCTAAAACGCTCTGAGTGCAGTGACTTGGTCATGCCATCCTCATTTCAATCAACGAATCAGTAAGGCCACGAGAAACGGTGCAACAAGGCACACGACTCATTGTCAGTCTCCTTGTCAACGATAGGAACAATGGCGATCTCGAGATTGGCATGTGCGAGATCGGCGTCATGGGCGAGGCGGGCGATTCGATCCCAAATGGGTTCGTCGGCAATAGCATACTCGTAAACGTCGTCCCATCCGGTGGGGATATCCAGGGGCTCAAGGAAATCGATGCCGCACTCGTCAGCGATCTTGTAGAGCACCCAGGGCTCGCCAGTACTCGGGGCGTGAATGGAGTAAACGGCGCCGAACTCGATGGTCTTGAGGTCAGGGTCTTCAATACGGTGGATAGCCAATCTCATTGGTAGCTCCTTCCTCGTTGGCTTGTGACCCCATCATAGCACACACCCACCAAGCAAGACACACGAGAGGTGTGACTTGTGGCA